GGTTTCAGAAGAGGTTCTTATGACTTCTACAAGTCTGACTTCAGATACTTAAATGATAAAGCTACAAGAGGTAGTATTAATGATGCTAATACTTCAGAGGCAATTAGAGGAGTTATGATTCCTGCTGGTACTTCTTCAGTTTATGATCAAACTGTTGGAGCTAGTATGAAACGTCCTTTCTTACATGTTAGATATAGAGCTTCACAAACTGATGACCGAAGAATGAAAACTTGGGTTACTGGTTCTGTTGGTGCTGCTACATCTGC